CAAAGATAGAACGACCAGACTCTTCCGCATCATCATAGACGTTGCGGTTATATAGATTGACTGGCGCAGACTCGATGCCAAACGTCTCGACAATCTCTTTAGCCGCCAGAATGCGAGACACTTGTGATGGCAAAGCCGGGCACTGGTTCATGACCGCGCGGACCTTCACTTTATCGTTTACATTACGAACATTGTCGATAATAGGATCGATGTCACGCAGAGATTTCAAATCACGACGCTTAGGACGAAGCGGGATAATGATAACGTCGGCCATCAGCATCGCTTGTCGCTGAATTTCGGAGTCAAAGCCACCAGCATCTACCACTACAAACTCAGCTCTACCCTGAAGCGATTTTAGGTGCTTAATGATGTCATCCTGAACGTATGCAAAAGGAATCAGCTCAAGGTCTTCGTTCTGTCGACGGTCTTCACACCAGCTTGTTGTCGTGCGCTGAATATCTATATCAGTGATATAAACCTTCTTCTTCTTTTTGACTTTCAGGCAAACGGCAATTTGCTGGGCAACGGTGGATTTGCCAGGCCCGCCCTTTGTGCCGCCAACCACAAAGATCTTGGTCATTGGAGAGTTCCCTTTGCGTCTATTATTATCGTCTGAAACAACTTGTTTTCTTATATGTGATATAGCCTAAATGCCTACGGCTACGGTGTAAAGGTTAAATGGTAGGTTGTGGTTAACAATTGGCAATCATAGCTTGTATTTGTCTGTTGAAAAAAGTAACAATGACCTCTATATTACAAGTACGGTGATATGCCGTACACAATTTGATAATGCACACGTAATGGGCTATAGCCTTTTAAAGTAATTTTTGAGTCGAAAACTCAGTTTGAACAGAGGAGATTGATGGCCTTCCTACATCACGGCCATCAGGAGGAATACATGTCAGCACTAAAAAAGCAGCGCATCGATTTGAGATTAACCGATGACGATAAAAGCATCATCGAGGAAGCTGCCGCAATGTCTAACCAGAGCATTACTCAGTTTATGGTTAGCAGTGCATCTGAACGTGCCGTGAAAGTTATAGAGCAACACCGTAGACTAGTTCTGAATGAAGAATCCTGGAATCTGGTTATGGACGCTATAAGCAATCCTCCGGCACCGAACGACAAGCTGAAACGAGCTGCTGATCGTCTGAAAAGCATGGAGTAGTTTACTCGTGAGCAATACAACGATAGAGATTTTCTCTGGAGAGAAAGATTATGATCTAAACGGTTTTGATTGCGGCGAAGAGTCACTAAACGCCTTTTTAGCCAACCACTTAAAAAGGCAGCATGAGGGAAAAATTCTTCGTGCTTATGTGCTTTGCACTCAAGAAGAAAGGCCAAAAGTGTTAGGATATTACACTTTGTCAGGTAGTTGTTTTGAAAAGGAGTCCTTACCTTCAAGAAGCAAACAAAAGAAGGTTCCTTATCGGAATGTTCCAAGTGTTACTTTGGGTAGGCTGGCTTTGGACAAGTCCCTTCAAGGTCAAGGATTTGGCTCAATGCTTGTAACACATGCAATGCGCGTTGTGTACAATGCATCTCTTGCTGTAGGCATTCATGGACTTTTCGTTGAGGCGTTAAATGACAAAGCCAAGGCGTTTTATAAAAGTTTAGGCTTTATCCAGCTGGTTGGTAACAACGAGCGTTCTTTGTTCTATCCTACAAAATCTATCGAAAAATTGTTCGAAGAATAATGTGTTCCCCTCATTTGAGGGGAACTTCGACATCACCAACCACAAACCCTCTCTCCCATCGTATTGTGAAAAAGGATTTGGCGTTCGGTTTCTTCAGTCATTACATCATTATTGCTGATATAGATAGGCTCAGCCCCATCGCAGAACAACACGCTGGCTGTTTGTGGTTTAATGACGCACCCACTTATCATACAACTCACGATGAACGGCAGAAGCATCTTTCTGACGTATTTTACTGCTCGTCTCATTCACCACTTTCACTGTGTTTTGAAGTCGTTTTCTGTCTTCCTGTTTTGCCTTCTCTTCCATTGCTCGTCGCGCCGCATTCCCGCCCATCGTGTAAGCGCCGACAAGAACGAAAAGAACGGCAGCCAGCGTAATCAAAGCAACTTTTAGCTTTGTCATCAGGCTGCCTAGCATATTAGACCATCCCTTTCTGGTGTTTTCTTACCTGCGACCAGGCAATGAATCCTGCCACAACAATAGTGGCAATACCGAAGATGATGCGTATTGTATCCCCGCTAGAGATATGACCTTGTGCTTTATCCATAGCAGCGGAAACCTGCGGCATAACATCGGCCAGCTGCGCCAGACCAATACCTGCTGTAACAGTTGCGCCTGCGGTTTCTTTAGTTACAGGAACAGCCTTCACGGTTTTCACCGGCTTAACAACGCCAGCTCGACGCAGACCTTCCTCAATAACTTCTGCCGCATACCAGGTGTTCAGCGTTTTTAGTGGACCTCGACCATTCTCGTGGCGAATGATTGCCTCAACCAAAGGTCGAAGGATGTCGTAATCATGCAGATCGATGATCATGTCTGCGGTTACACCAACGGCTTTAGACACCTCATTAATGTAGGCGTCAGTATTGTTTTCATTCGGCGGTGCCCAGCGTTCAATAACTTCACGAATGGTATCGATACTTGTGCCGTCTTTTGCGCGACGTTTATCGTGGTAGGTAATTAGAGTCACCGCCAGCGCACGAATCCCCCAAACAGGGTCTTTAAACGTGCAAAAGCGCGGTTCGTCTGGATTCGCAACCAGACCTTGCCACGGTGATCCTTTATCAAGATTACCGGGGTTATTATTACGAATGCCTCTCGGAGTCTTCATCCTTGATCTCCTGTTATTGCAGTCCACTTTTTACGCCATACGCGGCTAACCCCAAAAGCAGTGCGGTAATAATGAACGACGTTATTTTAGAAACAATGCCGCCAAAGAACCCACTTGAGATGGAATCTAACCGGTTAAGGAGTTTGTCCAGATTGGAGTGTTGAATACTATGTTGCGCCGGGGTCATATCACCAAAGTAGGTTTTCAGCTGATCATTGACCTCCTGGCCAATTTCTTCACGTAGCTCTTTACCTAATTTGCCAACAACCTCCCGAGCAACGATCGCGGCAATACGCTCAACTTGCTCTGTTGTAACGCCCGCCATCTCGTTCGACATGTTTTCCTCCATGAAAAGTCAAATCGGGATGGCGGATTTATATCACACTTCCCCTTTCAATTATAGGTATATACTTACCTATCTATGCATATACCGTTTAACGGCTGTTCAAATTCGTATCTAGTAACTCACTAATATATCCCTATGATTGCGGCTGTGAGATCGCATTTTAAACCTCACAGCCATATAAATAATGTCTAAATCAGTTACTTGTTGCCCCAACAGTACCTGCAAATTTCAGCCATTGACCTGACGGACTTCTATTACTACGGTAGTGATAAACGAGGATTGCGTTTGTAACTCCACCGTAGTCAGCTTTATGTGACGTTGTTAAACGAATTGTATAATCACCGTTAGGTAGATTAAAAACTTCGATTATAGATTCTGCTAATTCTACAGCACCAAATCCCGTTATATTGTTGATACTGCCAGCATTGAATCCCATAGCATCGCCAAAGCCAATCCAATAACTTTTGCTAAACGCCCCATTTGATTTTAGGTGGCTAATGAATGTGGACAAGCTCATGCCCATATCCCCACCTGAAACAGAGGAAGTTCGCACAGTCATGCTTGGAAGAGCACTGCTCTTCACATAGGAACTTAGAAGGTTTGTTACCTCTGTTTTCGTGTAAGCATTAACATTAGCCGCAGTCAAAGTTATATCGGCAGAGCCATCAAACGCCACACCAGCAATTTTCCTTGCTGTCTGCAATTTTGTGGCGGTTGCGGCATTACCAGTAGTGTTCTGGTTCCCATCTGCATTCACACCTGGGATGCTGTCTTTTTTAGTATATATCTGAGTCCAGTCCTCTTCGAACCCATAGCCATCACGTGATGAACGGTAATACAATCCACCATTTTTATAATGCGCTCGGATTTGGAGAGTCCGACAACTACCTACGCCTGTATAAAAATTTGCAACGATATAAGAATCCCCGGAGCGTGTAACATTATACGCACCTGATTCGGCATTCCACGGGACCGCACCACTAGTATCGGCATAAGTTCCAGTAGCGCGTCGAGCAAAAGCAGATACATTTGCAGCTGTTAGTGTTATATCAGCAGAACCATCAAAAGACACGCCGCTTATTTTTCTAGCAGTTTGCAACTTCGTAGCTGTTGAAGCATTACCGTTCAAGCTGCCATTTACGCCACCAGTAACATTTAGTCCATTACCAATGGACACAGCACCGCTGGTATTGTTAATTGTAATCGGTCGCAAACCGTTCCATGAACCTAATGTGTCTCCTGATGCTGTTAGCATGAAATATGTGTTCGACCCATCATTACGGATAAAGAACCCAAAGCTACCGTAAGCAATGCGGAAACCATTTGCATATTTTGAAATGATCTCGCCAGAAGATGTCAAACCTCCAGATAATGTACCACCGGTAAGAGGTAATGCACCGACATCAGAGGCTGTTGGTTTGTTTTTCGTGTTATATACTCTTCGCCATCCTGGAGAATAATCTGTGCCATTAAATACATAGATAAACTCCGCATTAGTGAGAGCACCAGAGACACTCGTCGTTGTGGCCGTTGTTATACGGATCGTATAATTGTTTGAGCTACTACCGTTATTAAATACCTCTATAACAGCTCCTGCCAATGGAATAACGCCACAACCAGTTTCACTATTTGGTATGGTTGCACTATTGGCATAGGCCCACGCACATCGAGCAATCCATGACTTTGTGTTAAATGCTCCATTATTTTGCAATAACGTCACTAACTGTGCTGTTGTTATTGCTCCGCCATTACTTCCTGTAGTTAACCAACCAGTAGGAGATGCCGGGCAACCTATATTTGCTGGCGACAAGGAAATATTTGCCGAGCCGTCAAACGACACCCCATTAATAGTACGCGCAGTCTGCAACTTCGTAGCAGTAGCCGCGTTGCCCGTTGTATTCTGATTACCAGTCGTATTAACACCTGGCAAATTAATATTCGCAGTACCATCAAAGCTCACGCCGCCGATAGTTCTTGCCGTCTGCAATTTCGTTGCTGTACTTGCATTACCATTTAATGTTCCGGTGATCCCACCAGTAACAGACAACGGACCTGAAACTGTTCCTCCGGTTGTTGGCAGTGCACCAATATCTAACGGCGTCGGTTTCTGATGTGTGCTATACATCGTATAAACAACACCATCGGTAACGCTGGAAGGCTTACTCGCTGAATATGTTGGCGATGTATAAATAGAAACTATCGCATTTGCAGTACAATCCCAATGGATATTTACACTCGTCGCATAATTGCCAATCTCAACGTAAATATCATATGTATCGCCGGATGTGTTGATCCAGGCGAAATTCGTTAATCCGACAGCTGTACGCTTCCACAAAGCACCTGTAATCCCTTTGGGGTTTCCATTGCCTGCTCGTAGAACCAGTTCTGAAATGCCTGCCTGATGTGGGGAGCCGACGTTGTAACCAGCGCCACCAATCAATGCGATGTAAACGATGGAACTCGCTTGTGGCATGGTAACCGTAGCCAGTTTGAACCACCCAGCCCCGCCAGAGAAAGACATCGTTACTGAATTTAAAGTACCAATATCTTTCGGCGTTAATGTGATATCCGCAGTCAGTGCTTTACCGTTAACTTTTCGGTTAGATGGCACCCTGCTATTCGCATTGTCATTGGCTGCTTTAACTGCTTTTGGCGTTGCGGCCAGCGATTCACTGGTGCTGTCGACAGCACTGCTAAGTTTCACAACACCTTTGGTGGTAAGGCTTGCGTCTTCCATCGCAACTGCACCGGCAATCTCTTCAGCACGATCAGCGGCAGCTTCCGCACGGGTCGCAGCGGATTCAGCAGCAGTTTTGCTCTGAGATGCAGCTGTCGCACTGCCTGCCGCCTCTGATGCCTTCGTGGATGCCGTTGAAGCACTGCTCTTCGCTGCTGATGCCTGCTTGGTCGCCTCATCTTTTGAAGCGGATGCTGAGGTGGCTGATGCAGACGCAGAACTTGCAGATTCAGCAGCTGCCGCCTTAGAGGAAGCAGCATTGTCTTCTGAGGTCTTTGCATTTGTTTCAGAGGTTTTTGCTGCCGATGCTGAATTTTTAGCAGCTGTAGCCTGACTCGTCGCCTCTGTCGCTTTTGTGGTAGCTGTTGTCGCGGATGACAATGCGCTATCCGCAGATTTTCCTGCCGCTGTTGCACTTGATGAAGCACTATCCGCACTTGCTGAGGCTGCATTTGCTGACGCTTCTGCCGCAGATT